ACAGATACTTCGTCTGTTTCAAATAGTTCACCTTGTTCGTTTTCTGTAGCCATTATCGGTCATCCTTTTTAAAACAGTCAAACTGTAGTCCATAGTATTCATTCTCTTCATACTTTTTCCAGTTGGCATTATCAACTATTGTGTTACACTGTTCTTGTGTAAACGTTTCTTGCATAATGTATTGATTACCTGTGTAAACCCATTCTTCTCCAGTATAACCCCACATACTTATAACTACTACAAATGTTTTCATTATTAATATCCGAATGTTGGGTCAGATGCTTGAAAGCCTGTCCTGTGTGACATAGGGTTATAATCCCATAAAGAACTGCGTGGTCTTGTCATTATACCATATCTAAGAGCATCATACAAGTGGTCTTCTGCATTAGTGTCAACATCTTCTGGATTATTTTTACTCAAAGGTAAACCTGGAAGTTGAGCTATCATATTGTTGCAAGAAGAGAAGAACACTAGTCTTGGCTCCTCAGTAAACTCATCTACTTGCAAACGGCGGTGAAGCTCGTTTTTACCTGCCACCCTTGAACCTTTTGATCTATCAGATGGCCTCCAACGCAAGCCTTTCTGATTCATCTGTTCAGCCAAAGAAGGGCCAGTGTCTCCACGTTTATGCCACAGGGAGCTATCCAACACACCGTACCTGATATTGTCATCTTGTTCTGCATCTAATATCATATCCGCTAAATCTGTTGCCGTAACTCTTGAACAGTATAACTCTCTGTATACTATTAGTTGCTCAGTCGGGCTTACCGCCAACCAAACAACTCCTGTGTAACTTCCGTAGCCGTAGTCACATGATCTAAACCTTGTCCAACTTTTAGGTATGTCATACGGATCTGTTACGTGTATCTTTCTGTTAAACTCAGGAAATGCTGCTCCCTCGTTTACATCCCAGTTCCCTTCTAGTAGTTGCTTTCTTTGATGCTCTGGCAGTGATAGAAGCATAGCTTCGTAGTCACCACTCTCAGCTAAATAAGGATTATCAAAGAGACTAGCAGGTATGAACCTTCGTTTGAATAGGGGTTGACCAGCTTTGCTATGCCCTTGTGGAAACTTCAGAACCTCACTAGTCTCTATGTCCGTTGCCCAGAATGGCGTATTAGGCTTTGCTGGGTCAATGAACATCTTCTTAACCCAAGAGTGACCTGGGCCACCTGGGTTTGTAGTTGCTCTCATATACAGACCTAAGTCTTTGTTAGCACTACGTAGTCGGGATCTCATGTAGTTCCACGAGTAAGGACTGTTCCATTGTGTCAACTCGTCGAATGCTACGTAATTAAACGCCTGACCTTGATAGCGCATTACGTCTGTATCTCTGTCCAAGTACGACATCCAAAGTGTGCCGCCTCTTGGTGTAGTCCACTGCGACTTACGCTCAGACCACTTTATGTTAGGTATTGCTTTAGGGTATAGCTCTTGGCTTTTCTGTATAAGTTCTCTAAGTTCTTCTGTTGTGTGTCGTACAAGTAGACCACTGAAGTCTTGATTATTTAAGTTGCGTAACGGATCAGCTAGTGTGGCGTAGCTCTTCCCGCCTCCGGCTGCCCCACCATATAGTACCTCACGCTCAGAAGACGCTAGATATTGTGTTTGAGGACCAGGGTTAGGTTGAAATACAACACTTTGTGCGTACTCGACATCAAACTCTGGTGGCTTTGCTTGCGCTGGTGCAGCCTCAATCTTCTTCGTAGGTGTAGGAGCCAGGTCTTTCTTTTTCGAGGATTTCAATTTGGCGTAGCGTTTTTTCGAGCCGCTTGGCATACTGGCGTTTAATCGCAGTAATCCTCTTTCGCTTTCTTTCGACATCTAACCTTTTCTTTAACCCATCGTGTGTTATGCTTCTGCCTGACTGTGTAGTTAGCCACGCAGCTACCTGTCTCAAACTATATTGCTTTACGTGTTTCTTTGCAAGCTCTAGTAGTTCTAACTGTTCTGGGATAGGGTTTAACCAATCCTCATCCTCTGGGTCTACCTCATATCCGAAAGGAATATTCTTACTTACTTTTGGAATCCTCTGCCACAGCTTTACCTTAAACGGTACTTTAGGCAGTGTCCAGTATTCATATTGTAAAGGTCTTTCACTCGTCAGATTCTGCATTGGTATCCTCTTTAGGTGGTAAGATAAACAAACCTCCTGTAGACTCCACTGATACTTTCTCTGTTTTTACTACACCTGCACGATCAAGTATCTGACCTGCAGCCATTAGTGTTTCTTTTATTCCTAGCTGGGTAGGATCGTCCAAAGCCCTACCATAAGCGACTGCAGCTTTGGGTCCAATCCTTGACATGTACGTTTTAGTAGCGTCAAATATTTCATCCTTCAAGCCCTCCACTATAGATGTAGTGGGAGTGTTGTTACTGTATCCTGCTAACTTCTTAGCTGTAACAGCATCCCCACCTGCCTCCTCAAATAGAACTTCTAGGAACTTAGTTTGTTTCTCATTTAAAGTTCGTGTCATTTTACTTTCCTGTAGGCTCTGGTTTTTTTTGCAATTTTTTTAGGTTGAGCCACATGCTGCTTACCTGCCTTAGTGCCTTTTCGTTTTGCTCTGGATGTAGCGGCATACTCAGCAGGGCTAAGAGACTTAATAGCCGCACTAGGTAAATAACGCTCACCAGTTTTAGCACTAGGCTTCCCACTTTTAGTTCGCCACTTTTGTTTTGTCCATGACTTTAAACTTTTCTGAGACTTTTTAAGTGCCATATTAAGCCTTGCAGTTGCAATCGGGTCCACAGTTCTTGTTTAAAATTGCACACCCTATTCTTTTAAAGTATCTCCAAAACCATTTAAGTACTCTCATTTGTACCCTCCACCTTTTGCTTTGTATTGTTTTGCAAGCATCTGTGCTTTCCTGGCGCTCCACTGTCCAGGTTTTCCACCTTTGCTGCTAGCTTTAATGGAAGAAAACAAACGCTTACGCATAGTAGGCTTAGTATAATTACCTGCCTTGTTAACGGTTGACTTTTTTGTTGATGTCGCCACGAGTGATACCTATATCCTTTAACTGTTGATCGGTCATACTTGTCAACTGCCAGTGAGCTACTCTTCGCTCTTGGTGTTGTATTATCTTGTTGTTTGCTCTTTTGAGCACATCTAATAATCTTGTCCACATAAACTATCCTTTCTTACATTAGTTGTGTACTAAGAATAGTTTTACACATATGTGGACAAAATTAAATAGACATTATTGCATAACCGTTATGCTAACCTTTATAGAACATACCAGACTTTCTGTAGTCCTTATCTCCGTCACTGATCATGCCGCCTCTGTTTTTGAAACCCATTTTGTTTCGTACCCCTGCAGGAAGTTTACCTAAACCTGTATTATCTGTTGGCACATCTTTTAGTTTTCCACCTTTAGACATACCCATAGCTGGGGCTGTACCCATCATCTTTGGATCTTTCTTAGGTTTCCGTTGCTGTTGACCCATCATCATGCTACGCTGCCTCTCTTGATCTGCTTGTGTAGTATTATACATAGGTTGTATAGGGTTGATAACGTTTGCGTTTTTGGTTCTCATAACGCTACCCTTTCATAAGTTTATAACCTTTGGCTTTTGCTGCTGCACGAATACCAGCTAAAGTCATACCTGTTTTACCACCGTTAGCCATACCTTTTTTCTTCATAGGTACTTTACCACCGTTAGCCATCTTTTTCATCTTACCACCTTTAGCCATGCCTTTTTTCTTCATAGCCATTTTACCACCTTTGGCGTAACCTTTTTTCATTTTGCCGCCTCTAGCCATACCTTTTTTCTTCATTTTCATGGTTAATCCTCACTGTATAGATTGTTAAACACTCGTTGCGTATCCCAAACGTACTCTACGTCTTGCTTAGAGTGAAATATGTTTTGGTTAGGTTTAAAGTCAGGAGCACCTTCGCCAGCTTCAAACCATGCAGGGTGAGTTACCCTCACTCTATTATTAGGCAACGCAACCATGTTGCCAGTATATTCACCTGCATCTAATAACTCCAACACGTGTGATTGTTTGTGCTGCGCTGGGTCATCTGCTACCTCGCTGTCTGTGTAGTCAACAGTGAAGTAATACTTTGCAGGATAAAACTCATTGTCTATCTTAGCTATCCACGGTGCAGGGCTTGCCCTGTTAATCACGTAAACGGAGTGTTCATGCGACATGCAATCCCACGGCTGCGCTAAGTAAGGTGGAAGTTCTTGGGGCCACTCCTCTAAAGGGGTATCTGCAACGAGCGCAGTTAGCGGCATTCTAGCCCACATTGCTCCACCGTGCACGTTAGGGCTATCTTCTTCATCGTCGGACTCATAGCCAGTAAATATTACTTGAAAGCTTAGTGTCCTGTTAGGCATAGTCGTAACTGCTACAACCATACAATGCAAGAACTCACCATGATATTCCTGCATATTCTTTGTGTATTCTCTTCTTACCCACGCTTTGAAGTAGGGTACATTACTTTGTAGATACGCCATCTTTGTTGTGTTTCCTTCGCAAATCTGCTTTAGCTTGTTTGAAGACTTTTGCTATAGCTGTCTTCCCCATAACTTTAGCACGTTGTTCAGCTACTGTCAATATCTGAATCTTTCTTGCGTAGGGCTTCTTTAGGCGTTTTACTTTAGCTACTGTAGCTCTAGCGTCAGCCATAGTAGCAAACTTAATTGATACTGTATCTTTAGGATTCTCGTCCGTATATAGTCTGCGTCCAGACCCTTTAGGTTTTTTACCTGTTCCTACTTTTGGGTCTTTTTGCTTTGCCATTACCAACTATACCTTTTAAAGTCTTTGCTTGACCTGCATGTAACTTAGAGGCTTT